GCCAGTTTCAGGTTTTAGATTTGCCCATTCAGAAGATTGAACAACATTCCATAGTTGACTGTAATATTCTCCTAACCGTTGTATTTCATTGCGGTCAGAAGTTTCGCACAATATTTCAGTTTCAACACGGTAGCCATGTTTCCTAATGTGAGCAAGCCATTTGATTCCCGACCCTTTATACCTGTGTGGATTCTTTTTAGTAAATCCTAGGTATTTTAGATTGGTTGTCGTATGAGTTTTTTTGTAAAGATAGTAAACAGTCATACTATTATTTAGTAGACTTTGCATAGTTTACTACTTGCGACCGTTTACAAATAGGTCGTCCTCTGTAATAACTCTGAAAGTTAATCCGTGTTGTTTGCACCACTTTTGTGCAGACGCCCATTTGGCATAGTTCACTGCCACAACAGCGCGATCGCGACTGGTCATTTTGCTTTCAACCACACTCTGTTTTTTGGGCTTGATTTCAATAAGTTCAGCCCGCACAGTGTTGTCTCTAGTGCGGTAAGTGATCAAAAAGTCTGGCACATAAACTGTGCTCTTGCCGGTGAGTGGATGCCGATAGGGAATGGTCAGTGCTTCGCTGGCCCACTGCAAGATGTGATCGTTGAGATCGCAAAAACGCATGAAGCTGTGTTCCCAGCCAGATCTATAACGAGGTTTGCCTTTGCCTACGTACTTGTCTGGGTTGATGACGTCGTAATTGCCCTGGGCCCAGCGACTCATTGTATTATGTTTCTAGCAGCGTAAAAATTTGGTGTCACAGGTGCACCCACGCCCAGCAGACTGGCTCTGCTGCGAATGCTGTTGAGATAGTATGCCATGGTGACATTGAGCCCCATGCCAGTGGTGCCCTGCTCAAATTCTTGCAACAGTGTCAGTGCAGGAATGCCAGTGTTTTCGGCCACTCTAAACAAACTCACTGTGAAGTTACCAGCTGCGGTGCGATCAGACATTTCTTTAAGAAAGAAACTGTGCACCAAATCGTATTCGGCTGCTGGAACGTTGACATCGTACTCATAGAAGCTGTCAAACACTCTCACAGTTTGATCAATGTTGTAATTGGTGTAGTTAATGCTGCCCATGTTTATTGTCCTAGATTAATGGGCGGTGTTGCACCTGGTGGCAGTTTGGGAGTGGGGAATATCATGCCAGTGCCGCGACCTTGTATAGCTCTCACAGCACCAGGTATGCTGCCTTGAATGGCTTGTTTGCCCAGTGCAGTGGCTTCGCTTATAGCTGTGCTCTGTAATGCTTTGCCTTTGAATGTGTTATAGGTAGCACCAGCTTTTTGCACAGAGCCCAACACACCCAGAGGTCCGCCAGTTTGTAAATCTTCCAAAATACCTTGTCCAGCATCAACTAGGCCGCCTTGACCAAATACAGTACGGTTGCTGCCTGGTCTGGCCAAAGGACTCAATTCTGTGTCATAGTGTGCAGGATCAGCAAAACCTTGTACATTGACATCAGGTCGTTCACTGCCAATTGCACCACTGTAGTATTTCACAGTTTCATATGCAACGGTCATGCTGTTTTGCATGGTACCACCACCTTCAGCATATGAATATTGATCATGACTGAAATTTTGAATAATAGGATTGATCAATATATACTCTGCATACTTGCGTTGATCCATGCCATAGATACGAATGTCTCTAAAGAACGGAGGCTTGCCACTATTGCCTGTATTGGTGTCTACAAACGCTTCACCAATGTAACCCCAGTCATTGACATTGCCAATGCGTTGATCGTCATAGATGTCGCGAGTGTTATAGCCAAAGCCGGCCTGTCGATTGCTGCTGGGGCCAATACTGCCGTTGGTGTTGTTGGGGTCTAGATATCGTTGATTGGGATCTTTGTAGTAATAACTGTAGTAGTTGTACCACATGGTTCTAGCCAAGTCACCATAGTCATCATGAACAGTGATGTTTATGGGATCATAGTTGATCTTGGTCTGCACAATGCGTTTGCGATTGTATTGATTCAACGTTTCTGTAGATATGGAATACTTGGGCAAGTCAATGGTCTTGACCAGCAAACTTATGTTCTTGGTATCGTCTAGACCCATGGCTGCTTTTAAGGCAGGAATCTCTGCGTAATTCAGTGTGAAACTGACATGAAAGAGAAATTTGTAACGCGGTTTTAGTTCAAAGCTGTTGGCAGTAAAGGTCTTATTTGCATGGCGATAGTCACGCAAATAAGACGAACCAAAAAATCCTTGAGCTGCGTCTTGAAGAAAATTTTGACCAAATGTTGGCATCGGCTACCGCCTGCGATTAACGACCGCCTGCCACGCCTGTGATCACAGATCCTAGAGTTCTACCAATCTCAGTTCCAACACCTGATCCGCCAGGTGTCTGGTTAGCATTCTCATAAGCAATTGACAGTTCAATTGTGGCAGCTTCATTTGTGCCATAGTTCAGATCACCATAGTTGGCACCTTTGAGATAGCAACCATACAGTTCCCAAGTTTCCAGCACCACAGGCACAGCAGCACCATTGCCACCGTCCAGCACTTCGATCTTGGTCAAAAATTTGTAATCAATGCCCGAACTGGCCGAAGCCATTTCCAAAAAGTCAAATTGTTTCTGTAATTGTTCGCCAACCAGCTTAGACACTGCACCAGTTGCATCATCACGAATAGAGCATGTGATGTCTGCCCAGCTGGGTTTGCCAGCCAGTTTGACAGTGGAGTTGTAAACTGGAATTGAAATTTCTTCAAATGTTGGATTGGGACGACCAATACTGACCACCTGTTTGGTCAATTCTGTAGTTGGGGTTGACACTCCAAAATTCTCAAAGAATACTCTAAAGCGATACTTTAGTTTTGGCATCAACAGACCCTGAACTGGGCTGCTTTGACCGCTGCCCAACGGGACTGTCATTTTGTTTAGTGATGCACTTGCCATTTGTTATCTCCTATATGTTTATTTACCTAATCCTGAGGCCAAATTTTTGGCCCCAGGTTTTTGATTAGGCTGCTCCTGAGATTTCTCCAGTGTTCTTGATACGCAGCGGAATATAGATAAATTCCACAGCCTTGACTGGCTCAATGGCAATATCCACCCACAATTCGTTACGATCAATACGGGCCGGAGTATTGTTACTCAAGTCACACACCACCAGATAGTCAAAGATTGCTCGTTTAGCGATCAAATCAATCATCAAACTGTTGCAACTGTTGAGAATCTCATTGCGAGTAATTTCGTCATTGGGTTCAAACAAGTACAGTTTGCCAATTTCTTCTAATCTGCCGCGCAAGAATGCAACCAAACGTGCAACGTTGATGCGGTCCAGTGCAGTGGTTGTAACAGTGGTAGTTTTGTTACCAAAGTTTGTGATACCGATACCTGGAATAAACGTGATTGGGTTGATATTGCGCTCATACAAGATATCGCGCACGCTCTGACTTACACCAATCTGCTGGAACTCGCCAGTGGTAGCATCAATGTATCCAATGGCGCTGGCATTGTCAATCACACCACGACGTGTGCCGGCTGGTGCAAACCATGGATAGCTGGCAGCGTCACTGCGTAAAATAGTGCGTACCATCATGTGGCTGGGAGGCTGCACCACAGTGTTGCCACTTAGATCAGTGGTCTGGCAGCTGGGATAGAATGCCGCTGCATAGTTACTGGTTGCATTGTTACCATCCTCAGTGAGCAGACCCAAACCGTTGTTATTCGTAGCCCATTCCACCAAACTGTTGCCACTAGAATCTAGTCGCATGGGTGTGTCAGCCACAACAAACAGTGTGTTGTTGCGCTCGTTGCTGAGTGCAATCATGTTGGATGTGAGTTCAGGATAAGCTGGTGTAGCCACAATGTTAAACTGATTTTGTTCTTCACGTGCTGCCAAACTGGTGTCAATGCCTGATTTCAATGCTGCAACAATCAGCTGACGCTGAGCCAGACGGCCTGACCACATGGCACCATTGTCACGGTTACCACTGGCAGTGATCCAGGTATTGGTCACTGTAGGATAAGACTGTGTTACCCAGGTTGGAATATCTGGGAAGTTGGCTTCGGTCAAATAGTTGCTGGCAAAACGCTTGACGTTGTAGCCACTACGACGTGTGTTGAACAACAGCATGCCTTGTGGATACAGCGCTGGATCTGGAGCATCAAGGTCCAAATAATCGCTTGTGAGCAAACTCACAATTGTAGGATAAGCATCGGCCACAGGGTCTGTAGTGCCATTGGGTGCCCAACGAGCATCTGCAAACAAGATACCATTTTCTGTGACCTGATCAGTGGTATTGACTTCTGCCCATTGATCTACATTGTTGACAGTTTCCCAACGATAAAGTTTGGGATAATTTTCCAAGTCACTGGTGTCAACCCATAAATCACCGTATTCCAGCGGTGTTTGGTCTGTTTGTTCGGTTGGTGCAGTGGCAGCAATGATGGGCCCGTCAGGATTGGTTACAGTCAAATCATAACCACGAACATCATTGTTGACATTTTGATAACCTTGCCATGATCCATTGTCTTGAATCATGATATCAACATCGCTCACAGTGCTGTAGTACCACAAGCGTCCATTGGCAGGATCTTGATCAGGTGCTACGTCATTTGTTGAATATGTAAATGTTGGCTCAGTAACAAAATAACTCAATACCACTGCTGTTGCAGAAGTATTGCTCTGACGCACATAAGGTGTAGAGGTAGTAAATCCAGCGATAGTGACTGGTGATCCACTGGTATTTTGCAGTTGGATACTGCCGCCTGCACTGTGTGTAAACACAATGTTACCTGCGGTGTTTAAACTGGCTGACACATATGGCATTGCCACTGCGGACACTGCTGACAAAAAGTCGCCAACTGATCCTGTGCCGCCTATGGTCACTGTCACAGGCCCTTGGCCAGTTTCGGTTCCTACATCAGTTGATGACATTGAAAAAGTGCTGCCTGGAGTGAACGCATTGCCTGTTGGAACTGTACTGCCTGTTACCACGGTGACACCACGGATGGCGCGCTCATAGATTTCAAAACACATAGTACTCAACGGTGTGGTTTGGAAAAAGTTGGCTCGCCATCTTGCATAAGTTGTACCAACTGGAATATTTTTGCCACCACCAGCTGGGTCAAGTGCATAAATGGCAGCATTGTCGCTAGAATAAATTGGACAGGGTTGAGTTACAAAAGTTGCCAGCGTAGTGCTGTATTTTTTCATTACCAAATTCATGCCATTGTTGGCTGTGCTAAGATTATTCCACACAGAACCAGTGGGGCGGCCGCCTTGCGTATCACTTGTTCTCCAACGAGGGGCCTGATAACTGTAACTTGCCAAATATTCAGGTGCAGCGTATTCGCCACTGGTAATTCCCAAAGCAGTTAGCAAGGCTGTGCCACTATTTGGTCCTGGATCAATTGCAATAATACCGTTGTTACCCAAAGTAGAATTGTCGTTACTGGCTGTGCTGTCAGCATACAGTACCAGTTTACCACTGACTGAAGCAGCAATCACGCCATCGGGGGGACTTGCATTGATAGCAGTCACAAGAGATGCCAGAGTACCTGCACCACCCACTGAATACAGTAAATCATTAATGAATAGATTAGCGCCAACAGTCAAGCTTGCTGGTGCATTGCTGCCTTGCACGGTGGGCCATGACTGTTTCCAGTCATCACTGCCTACCAGCACCCAATCGTTGCTGGTATTCTTATAGTAGCCAGTCAGAAATGTTGTAGTAGCTACAATAGCATAATCACCAATGCTGCCCACACTGGGCAGTGGAACGTTGGTGATGTCAACTTCGGAACTGCTGGTCAACACCAAGGGGGTTTTTACAGTAAACGTGTTGTTGGTCTGATTCCACTCTTGAATACCCCACAATGTGGAAGCTGCATCAAGCCAGTAGGTTCCATCGTCGGGCTCACCAACCGGGCGACTCAAACTGGCTGTGAGTTCAGTGAGGTCAATGTCGGCACGTTGTACATAGCAACGATTTGACACACCCAACGCACTGTAAGCAGCCAGCAAGCCATACTCGTTAAGCTCGTAACCATTGATTGGTGTGCCAGTTGTGGTATTGTAAAAGAACGGTACACCAAATGTGGCAGCAAGGTCTCGCTGACTGGTTATGAGATAAGTTTTGTTGGCGTTGGCTGCCAGGGTACCAGCTGCAACTGTTACACCGTCACTGCTGACTTTGTTTTGTGCTGTGGCCACCAAGAAATAAGGGACTGTGTTGACGGCTGAAGGGATGTATTGACTCTCGTCAATTACTGTGACTTCTACGCCAGGAGATACTAGTGCCATAATGGGTTCCTTTTCAAGTTGTAGATATTTATAGGCAAATGCCAAAAACCATGGAGTTGAGCACCCTTTGGCAAAGGTCCTAGCACTAAATATTGCCATGCGCCCCGTTTGCCAAGCCTGTGATCAAAGACCCTGTGCAGTGAATTACATTCGCGAAGGCGTAACGCACTATCGATCCAGATGTGAAACTTGCCAACGCAAAGGTCGCGGCAAAAAAAAGAGGCTGGCCCGCTGGGAGGCAGCAGGCTACAAGAAAAAAATGCAGTGTGATCGTTGCGGGTTCAAAGCCAGATATTCAGCGCAGATTCTGGTATATCATGTAGACGGCGATTTGAACAATGTGAATATAAAAAATCTCAAATCAATCTGTAAGAACTGTGTGGAGGAAGTGTCTAGGAGTGACTTGCCGTGGCGCCCGGGAGATCTTGCACCAGACGCATGACTTGATGATACAAGTGATCCAGGGTGCCGTTGTTGTCTAGTACTGCATCAAAATCAGTGCCTACCCAGCTGGTTTCACTGGCATGAATGCCTTGAGTTTTGAGGCGTTCTTTACTGATCATCCAGCTCATATTTCCCCGTCCTTCGTTGACATTGACTGCATCTTGATACCAATCAGGTTCAGGTCCACGCACCACTCTGATCACCTGCCCACCAGCATTTCTAATGGCTTGAATCTCATTGGGAAATCTACAGTCTGAAATCACCACATGATCTGCACTGTTGCGCAGCTTGTTTTCCAGTGCTGCAATCCAAATGTCATCGTGAAAAGCTCGGCGACAAACTTCAGTACCCCAATATTGCAAAATCCAACGCGGAGTCAAGTGCGGCATTGACAGACGTTCGGCCCACCAGACATCAACTTGCTCGCGCCACTCGCGGGCCTGTTTGGTGCGGCCTTCCAGCATGGTACGATCCCAACCAAAAACCTGCGCCACAGCGTCTTTCAAACTGTTAGCAAAACTTTCGCGTCTAAAACCGTGAAAGTTCACAAGATAGTCAGCAATGGTATCTTTGCCCGAGCCAATAAATCCACAGATTCCAATGATCATCGCAGTTCCTTGATGTTAAGGTATTTAAGTGTGTCTTGCAGCATGGAGATTTGTCTGCGACAATCTTCCAGTGCATTGTGAGTGGCTGGTGGGGCTTCAAGCCCAGGCCATAAGCCAAACACAGTGCGCGAATCACGTACCGAATAATACTGCCAGGGCAAGGCTTTGTTGAGACTTTTGTAGGCATGCTCCAGT